CGGCGTACCATTTCGCGTGCTCGCGGAGCAGAACGCGCCCTGTACCGAGCAGCTATCCGCAGGTATTGCTCATAGACTTGGCTCCTACTAATCTTTGCGCCGTCGGCACCAAAGTCGTAGTTGCACGATACAGCAGCAGCTTTCTCTTCCCAAATGTCAGCCGCAGCCGCATGTAGATCGTACGTTGCGACCCAGTTCTCGTTTTCCTCACGAGTAGGCGGGTCTGTGGTGAAATCCCACGTTAGCGGGTCAACACCACGCGCATCATGGATCGGGAAGCGCTCAATGGTTGCGGCGATGGCGTCGTCGTCATACGTAGTTTCCGTAGGCTCCGCAACCATTCGCCGCAACCGCGCTTGCTCTTCTGCTGTGGATGCCACAGTACTCTAAGCTCGGATATATTCGACGTAAAACGTGCCGACAAGACCCGCAGTCGTCGCCGAACCGGTCAGGTTCAGGTACGACGTCGCGCCCCAAGCAAGGCCTACTGCGGCCTTCGCGGCAACTACTTGCGCGATACCGTTGAACGTGCCTGGGGTAGCCGCGCTCAGCGCAGAGATCAGGTCGCTGGCATCCGTGTCGGTGGCCGCGGCGATGCCAGCGTTCAAGTCGGCGCCGCCAGTGCTGCCAGTCGCGATCTTCCAAAACGTGCGAACGATATGCAACGCCACACCTTCGGGGTTCAAGATACTGGCTACACCGCCGCCGTCTGTGGAGGCCGCGCCAGTGACATCAATCGCCAGAAAGTGGCCTTTGCCAGTGTTACTGATAGTTCCTGCCATGATTCTAATCCTTTCGCAAATGTCATTATGCGGGGCCAGACCGTAGCCCGGCCCCGCGTTTCAGTTTGTCAGCCAGTCAACGATACGCGCACGCCAGCACCAGCATCGCCAACCGGGTCGGAACTGTAGAAGTGGGTTATCACATCCGACCAACCCGCGATACCTACCAACTGGCAGTCTTTCAGGATGGGGTAGTAGGTTTTGCCGCTACCCGTGATGGTGAAACAATTGGTGAGTTCAGTGCCCCAGTTGACAGAATTGTTGTAGAACAGACAATCCTTCCAATAGTTGAAGCCACTTCCCACATCGGTGTCAAGCGATACCATAAACTTGCCAGCAGTGCTTGACGCCGACGCGAAACGGCAGTCCCGGAAAATGCACTTGCTCGATCCGGCAGACATGACAAGTTCCGCGTTGGCCGCTGTCCGCACAATGGTATCGTTTCCGATCCAGCAGTTTTCGAACAGGCACTCGGCCGCGCCTGTAAGTTTCAGCGAGAAGCTCGTGGCCTTGCTAGCTGGGTTCCCGTGAACCATGCCAGCCATCATACAGTTCTTGAAATGGTTACGGTTGCCGGTCACAGTGAGAGCGCCGGAAGCCTCATCCGCATTGTGTTCGTTGTTCCACTGGACGTTGCGGAAGATGCAACCGTCACCCGATATGGTCATCAGATTGGTTAGGTCCACCGTCCCGGAACCAGTAACGCGGCACCGCTGGCCTACACTAAGGTCAGCAGACATGCCGATAAGATGGGTGTAGTCTTTGTCCCAGGCCACCGTCGCTGCTAGCGCGTTGGACGTTGGACCGCCAACGAGAATCACCACGTCGTTTTGGTTGGTCACACATAGATCTTCCGCAGCGGCCAACGTCAACAGCGGGGTCTTGAAACTCAGCCCAGTGTTGCTGTCCGATCCGGTTTGCGGGTCCACAATGTAGACCTGAGAATTGGGGCCCGTAGGAATTCCGCACTGGCCCAAATATTCGGCTGCATGTTTGGGAAACAATCCCATAGCACACTTCCTTTCCGCCGCCCATCGTGGGCGACTGTTGAAGTTGGGTTAATCGGTCAATACCGAGAACGCGCAACGCGTAAGCTCGGTCTGATTCGTGCGGTTGATCCTGTTTGGCAACGCGAACCCAAGGCGCATGTGTACTTTCAACGCGACTTCGTCCTGCTGCCACAGGTTGCGCGTGACGGCCCCTTGTGCGTCGGTAAGGACGGCCTGGTCGGATACTTCAAGCGTCATCTCTTGACGTATGGAATAGACTAGCTCGTTCCACTGCCCATAAATAGCCTTACAGGTAGCCGACGCGAGAACTCCCTCCATCGGGTAAAGCACCGATACGCCACCGACATCATCCGTGGGGAATTCACCCTCTAGTGGGAGCGCCCGGAAGATCGGGTTACCGTTCGAGTCACGGCATCCGCGCAAAGCCCCGCGAAAAGACGTGTGGGCAATGGCACCGGTTGCCATGTAGCCGTTAGCTTCAAGCAACATCAGTACGCCATCCGCAGCCGCTGGGGCCGTCTCGCCGTTGAGTGCCTCATAGATGTCGGTGAAGCCAGACCGGGCCACGATTTGGCTAGCGGCTGTGGCGCGCGCAACCAGTCCGTTGTAACTAGTTGTGGTAGTCCCCAGGTTGGCGGCCCATGTCGCTGGAATGTTGGTGCCATAGATGACGGCGGCATCAATCAGGGTAGCGATGGCCGTCGCAAGTTCTGGCTTGACCTCTTCCCACACGTCGAAGGACGAATCAGCAATGACATTTTTGGCGATCGGCATGATCGCCATAATGTCCTCGGCGTCAATGTACTTGTTGTCCCAACTGACTTCGGTGGTATTGCCCAAGCCGCTATCGCTTGGATTTTTGAAATACGCCGTCGAAAGCGCACTTAGGACCGGCATGCGGGTTTGTGCGCTGCCCATGTTTGGCAGACGCCTGGCAAGCGACATAACAGCGCTCCGTTCCGGGATTGCGCCAAGCAGGTACTTGCTCAGCTGCTCACGAATAAGCGGCTGTACGTCACTTCGGGTGGTCACACTGTCGAACGGCATTGTGCTTCTCCTTTATCCAATTTATTCGACGCCGGCGACCTTACGAAGCCAATCGTTGATCGTTTGAGCGCCTTGGTCTGATAGTCCCGCGCCTTCGCCAGCGTTTGCGTTTGCGTTTGCTGTGGGCGAAAAGAACGCCGGATGGTTTGCTTTCATTTTGTCTACGTCCAGTTTGCCGCGTTTGTCCATATAGCCAAGCGCCGTCGCTACAGCGTACGCGCCTTTCAGGTCGCTAATGTGGACAGCAGGATCAATGGCCTGCTCCACAAACGATGTGTACTGCTCGGCCTCTGCCAGCTTGTCCAGCTGGCCTTTGACCTTGGTTTCTGCATCAACGCCTACTGCTTCCATCGCGGCTTTGTGCTCAGCATCCCGTTTCTTGACGGCTTCCGTAACCCGCCTGTCAGATTCCCGCTGCATATCATCTGCGGTGAATAACTGCGGTGTCTGTTGTCCGTCATTGGTGGCCGCTGCCTGCTGTTGTCCAGTCTGCGTGGTCTGGGCCGCTGCGTCCCCGGCTGTGCCGGTTGCGCTCTGCGTTCCTTGCGCGCCGTCCTGTCCGTCTGCCATTGCTTCATTCTCCTTGGTGGTTGATTTGGTTACACAACAAAAAACGCCGCTCGCAAGTGGCGTCCCCGTGGGTTATTCGGGATTCCACATACGAACGGCGTCAAAACTCTCTAGAGTGTAGCCGTCGCGTTTCAACACCTTTTCCACTAGCACGATAAACAACTTTGCCGCGCGCCGCAGGTTGATTAGCTCCTGCTTGATACGCGGGTTGTGCCGTTCACCGTCGTCGGCTGGCTCTTCTTCCTGTCCACCACTGACTACATCCACAAACTCAGAGTGCCGATAATTAGCAGGGTCGATAGTTGTTGCCAAGCCTGCCACGTCAACACCTTTCAGCGGGCTGACAACGGTCATGTTGCCATCTCCATCAAGTGTTGGCGAACTGCCCATATCTACTTTTACACCATTGGACCCACTCTTGTCAACCTTTTTCTTTTTGTTCATCCGCTACACCTCCAGGGTTTTTGGGCCTATGCCGCCGTCTATGCCGCATCCGCCTCAGCATACACCGCCTCTAACCGTCCTTGTCTTTCAGCAGCACGTACCTGTGCGCGCCCTAACTCGCCTTTGCCTGTATCTGTAATGTAGGACACTGTGCACCGGCACGATGGATGTCCGGTCGGGTTTTGGTGCCCGCTTTGAAACGGTTCGTCAATAGGGATCGGTCCTTGCCCCTGGTTCCCTGCACAAATGTCTTGATCAACCCTGTCGTCGCCAACCGTGATCCATACCTTGTGAGTCGCCCCACGCTTTTTGGCAACAGTCCGCGCACCTTCTTCAAGCGCGTCGCCCATCTCTGTCCGCGCAATTGTACGCGCCCGGTCGTTAATCAGTTGTGTCCGTTTTGCTGCAACTTTCAACTCGATGTCTGCCGGATGCATCCCTTGCAGTTCCAGATCCTTCCGAAAATTCTCCAGCGTCTTTGCCCGGTTGCTGTCGAGGCCCAACCCGTCACGCAAAAGCCGAGCCGTACCTTCCGGCCCTAGCTGTTCTTCAAGACCTGTCGCTATACTTTCCGCCAACTGCTCAATCATTTGGTCGCTAACGCGCGTCACCAACTGAGCAGCATGGTCGCGCGCCATGACCAGAACCTCTTCCCGCGTAACGCCTGTGATAGACGCCAACATGGCATCCCTGGTTGCACCTTCAGTGACGGCTTGCAACTCTTCCATGGACAGGAAGTCCGCGAATGCTTCAAATACATCCGCTATGATATCGTCAGCAATCACAGGTCAATATCTCCATTGCTTTCGCCGATTCTCTGCGGCCCCCCCCTTAGCAGCCACTTGCAAATCTTTGGGCACGACAAAGTCCGGGTGTCTCCCACACCAATCCCTTTCGTCCGTTACCGGCCATGGGTACAAAGGATTGGGATGGTGCCGTGCACTATCAAACCGGCATTCGCCCAATACTCGCGGATCATTACTCAGCGCGTTAGCAAAAACCTGCCAATAGGGACACGTTCCACACGTTGCTTCAGGATTACGTTCCATTCTATCGCCCTCCGTTTTGCCTATGCTTTATCGGCCTTCCGTTGCATAAACGCTTTCAATCCGTCATCGTTCAATACGCGCCGTAACGTCTCTGTGCCAGCCTTGTCAAGCGCTGCGCCTATGCTTGGCTGGCTAGACGCTGCGGCTATCTGTTTGGCCGTGTCGGCCGCTGTGGCGCGTACAGCGTCGGGTATATCAGGGGGCAACGCTGTGATATTCGGGATGCTGCGCATCGTGGCAGACACGTTCATCATCTCATGCAAATGGTCTATTTCATCCTGGCTCCATCCTTCTTCTTCCAGAATAAGCTCTACCGGGATGCCAGCTTCTGTCCGCAACTTCATGATCTCAGCGGCTGTTCGAGGTTGAACAGTGCCAGCCGCAGCCCACAACATTTTAAGATCTTCTGCCTGACACTGGACGCCAGAAATGCGCGCCATAAACGCAGCAACCTCAACCCACGTATCGCCTAGCGATTCCTGGTAACATTCCACCTTGTGCACCAATGGCGCTTCCATTGCCAGCAGTGCTTCACCGCTTGGCACACCGCCCCGGCCCAGGAAGTAGTGTTTTGGCGTCCGTGACAGAATAGCCAACGAATATGCCAGCTGCTCCATTGGCTGCAAATAGTTTGACGGCGGAGTGGTAGGATACGCGCCAGTGCTTGTGTCCTGCTCTCCGGGGGCCGCTGGTGGAAACTCAGTAAACGTGCTCGGTCCGGTAGGGATCACGCTATCTTTTGTGAACGCGCCAATGGCCCATCGTTGTACATATGCGCCGTATTCGCTAGATACCATCATGTCGGTCAGCAGCTTGTTGACGGAATCTTGAATCCGCAAAATGCCTAGGCTTAGCTCACCAACCACCGCCCGGTCATCGCGCCGGAAATGGAACACCGGGATGATGTTGTGTTGGTGCATCTCGACACCATTCCCAATAAGCTTGAATTTAGACGCACCCTCACCGCCAATCGTGATACCATTCGTGCTCGTGCTCGTGCCGACATAATGTTCGATGCGGTCCGTGTAGTACAGGTTCAAGAACCGGAAATTCTTCCCCTGTTCGTTCTTTCTTACCCAGAGTTTGCACCCTACACGCTTTTTCGTGGGGTCATCGTCCTCATACAGCACATGGGCCGTCCGCGGGTCGTGGTAGAACGCTTGTGGTTTACTGGTCTCTTTGTCTGGCCACGCTATCACATACCCTTCGCCGGTCACTGCAACGGCCTTATGGACATTCTGAGCCTGTTTGCGCAACGTGTTCCGCCACATCTTTTCTAGCGTCTCTTTGGCCACGTTGTT